CTTGTCGGCAGGAAATTGCTTGGGCAGTAAGGGGTGAGCAGATGTTATCAAACACTGCCGTCCCCAAATATTACGGCGCTTTTCGAGACGCTGTAATTCGAGGCGAAATCCCGGTATGCAGAGAGATCGACTTGGAAATGCACAGGATTGACGATTTGATTGCCGATCCAATGTATTACTATGACGATAGAGTTGTTGATGGTTGGGTCGAGTTCTGTGAAAATGAATTGACATTGACCGACGGCTCCGATTTGCATTTACTGGATAGCTTCAAGCTCTGGGGCGAGCAGGTGTTTGGTTGGTACTACTTTGAGACACGTTCAGTTTATGTTCCCAATCGAGATGGGCATGGCGGACGATACGTCAATAAGAAGATCAAGAAACGGTTAGTAAATAAGCAGTATCTGATTGTTGGACGAGGTGCAGCGAAGTCGCTGTATGACTCCTGCATTCAGGCATACTCTCTGGTCGTTGATGGATCTACCACACATCAAATTACTACGGCCCCAACTATGAAGCAGGCAGAGGAGATCATCAACCCGATCAAAACTGCCATCACAAGAGCTCGCGGCCCTGTATTCCAGTTCTTGACAGAGGGTTCTATCCAGAACACGACCGGCAATCTCATGAATCGAGTTAAGCTGGCTTCGACGAAGAAGGGCATCGAGAACTTTATTTCCGGCTCCCTGATCGAAGTTCGTCCGATGTCGGTGGACAAGCTTCAGGGATTACGCTGCAAGGTTGCTACGGTTGACGAGTGGCTTTCTTCTGCGGATGCTCGTGAAGACGTCATTGGAGCCATCGAACAAGGTGCATCCAAGTTAGACGACTACCTGATCGTGGCCACAAGCTCTGAAGGCACAGTCCGAAACGGAGCAGGTGACACAATCAAAATGGAGTTAATGAACATCCTACAGGGTGTTGGCCGGCCAATGCCCCAGGTGTCAATCTGGTGGTATAAGCTGGATTCCGTTGAAGAGGTTGCTTATCCCGATATGTGGCTGAAAGCCAATCCTAACATCGATAAGACTGTGACCTATGAAACCTACCAAAAAGATGTAGATAGAGCTGAAACTGCCCCATCCACAAGAAACGATATGTTGGCGAAAAGGTTTGGCCTCCCTATGGAAGGCTACACCTACTATTTCACCTATGAGGAAACTCTTCCCCATCGCCGACAAAAGTTCTGGCAGCTACCGTGCGCTCTTGGATGCGACCTTTCACAGGGCGACGACTTCTGCTCGTTTACATTCTTGTTTCCTCTCCGTGGTGGAGCATTCGGCGTGAAAACCAGAAACTACATCACTTCACTTACTCTTAACAAACTCCCTGCTGCTATGCGTCTCAAGTATGAGGATTTCATAGCGGAAGGGAGTCTTATTGTTATGGAGGGAACGGTTCTTGACTTGATGCAGGTCTACGAAGATTTGGACGACCACATTATCAACTGCGGTTACGATGTCCGCTGTCTTGGCTATGACCCTTACAATGCGAAGGAGTTTGTAGAGCGTTGGTCTTCTGAAAATGGGCCGTATGGAATCGAGAAGGTTATTCAGGGCGCAAAGACCGAGTCCGTTCCTTTGGGCGAGCTGAAGAAGCTTTCTGAGGAGCGTATGCTTATTTTTGATGAAGACCTGATGACTTTCGCCATGGGTAACTGCATTACGATTGAGGACACTAACGGGAACCGTAAGCTGATGAAGAAGCGTTCTGAACAGAAGATAGACGCTGTGGCGGCTATGATGGACGCCTACATTGCTTATCGGCACAATCCTGAAGCATTTGAATAGGAAGGAGGAATCGTTTTGGATCATTGTAGTAAACCTGCATCGCAAGTGTATTTAGCCCATCACGGCATCAAAGGCCAGCGATGGGGCGTGCGACGTTACCAGAATCCGGATGGAACTTTGACCGAAAAGGGAAAAGCTCGTTTGGAAAAGAAGGACAATGATTGGATTGACAAGCGCAGTGCTAAGATTACCGAAAAGGTCCAGAAGAAATCTGCAAAGGAACTTGACCAATATGCAAGAATTCTATTACAGACCCCTGGAGCTTTTAACAAAAATGGTAAACTGAGTGCCGCTGCCATCACGGCCTATAACCAAAGAATGTCCGAGCTCATGAGCCAAAAGGTTTCTGACCTCCGAACCCCATCTGGTAAGGTTATCAAGTTTGTTGCCAAGCGTGGCGAAATTGGTGTCATGATGGCGCTTGCTGATGCGGGTTACGACATGGATCAGCTCAAGAAGGGTGTTTGGGCCTCTGGACGTGTGGCCTATAAGAAAACCGTTCTTGATAAGGTTTGAGGAGGTGGTGCAAATGGACACAGTTTTGTACCATCATGGCATCAAAGGCCAGAAATGGGGAATTCGTCGTTATCAAAATCCGGATGGGACATGGACCGATGCTGGAAAGGCCCGCTACGGCGACTCCACCGGTGAATCTGACAGTGCATCTGGAAAGACCTCCAGTGGCACCAGAAAGAAAGTAGCTATTGGAGTTGCAACTGGTGCGGCTATCGTGGCCGGCACAGTTTTGACGGCTTATCTCGTCAAGAAGTACGGAGCCAAGAACATCTCCGACATTGGAAATACGGCGTCTGCCGGAAAGGAAATCTTACAGGATATCCTTAAAACTACGCCCGTATCCACCACACCAGTGAGTCAGATTCCAGCACCCAAGGTGGACCCCAAACAGGTCTTGGAGAAAGCCATCAAGAGCACTCCAATTACGTCTACGCCGGTAAGCCAGGTATCAACACCAAAAGCAGGGCCCAAGCAGGTTTTGGAGACAGCTGCTAAAAGCATTTCTACCACATCCGCTCCGGCAAGTCAAATTTCAGCGCCGCGAGTTAGCGTAAGCAAACCATCTTCTTCGGTTCCACCGCCCTACAGCTTCGATTCTCTGATACGGCAGAATGACGACCTTCTCAAGAAGATGCTCGCTGAGTTAGCTTGAGGGAGGTGATGGTTACTGAAATGGAAATGTCATTAGGATCTCGATTGAAACACGCCTGGAATGTGTTTAAGGCAAATGAAATTATCAAACCTCGCTGGGATATTGGGCCGAGCTATCATTACCGCCCAGACCGTCCTATCTTCAGCAGAGGAAATGAGCGGTCCATCATCACTTCAGTTTACAACCGAATCGCATTGGACGTAGCGGCTATCACCATCCAACATGTTCGCTTGGATGATGAAGGCCGCTTTACTTCTGTTATGAACACCAGTCTGAATAGCTGCCTTTCTCTGGAAGCAAATCTCGATCAAACAGGAAGGGCTTTTATCCAAGACATCGTTCAGTCCATGTTGGACGAAGGCTGCGTTGCTATCGTCCCCGTTGACACAGATGACGATCCCGAGGAGGGGTCGTGGAAAATCGAAACAATGCGGACCGGAAAAATTCTGGAGTGGTATCCGCAGCACGTCAAGGTTCGTGTTTACAACGAGCAAACGGGCAAGAAGGAAGACGTTTTGGTGCCTAAGCGCACCGTAGCCATTGTGGAGAATCCCTTCTATGCCGTCATGAATGAACCCAATTCCACAATGCAGAGGTTGATTCGGAAACTCAACATTCTGGACGCTATCGACGAACAGAGCGGTTCCGGGAAACTCAACCTCATCATTCAGCTCCCTTACGTCATCAAGACGGAAGCGAGGCGTCAACAGGCGGAAAAACGCCGTAAAGATATCGAGGAACAGCTATCCGGTTCCAAGTATGGTGTCGCGTACACCGACGGAACGGAGCATGTGGTTCAGCTGAATCGGCCCGTCGACAACAACCTAATGTCTCAGATTGAATACCTGACGAGTATGCTTTACAGCCAGTTGGGATTGACTCAGAGCATTATGGATGGTTCTGCCGACGACAAGACGATGCTGAATTACTTGACCCGAACCGTTGAGCCGATCCTTTCCGCCATCGTTGACGAGATGAAGAGGAAATTCCTCAGCAAGACCGCTCGGTCACAGAAGCAGTCGATCCTGTTCTTCAGAGATCCGTTCAAGCTGGTACCTGTGGGTGAGATTGCCGAGATCGCCGACAAGATGACTCGTAACGAGATCATGACCTCGAATGAGATTCGGCAGAAGATTGGCATGACACCGTCTAAGGACCCGAATGCGGACAAGCTCAGGAACAGCAACTTGAGTGCTCCAAAAGAGGAATCGATCGAACAAACCATTTCAAAGGAGGACAAAGTTCAAAATGGATCTGAAGTATGACTTTAGTGGCTGGGCAACTCGAAACGATCTTGTCTGCGCCGACGGACGGACTATCCGGAAGGACGCTTTCAAGCATTGTGACGGGATGTCGGTTCCCATTGTCTGGAACCATCAGCACGATGACGTTGACAACATCCTGGGTCACGCCATTCTGGAAAACCGCAAGGACGGCATGTACGCCTATTGTTTCCTGAACGAAACCGAGAGCGGCAAGAAGGCCAGGGAGATCGTCAAGCATGGCGACGTGCAGGCGCTCTCCATTTATGCCAATGGGCTGAGGCAGATGTTTAACGGCCACGGCAAGGATGTCGTTCATGGGGACATCAAAGAGGTCAGCCTGGTGGTCGGCGGGGCAAATCCTGGTGCCTTTATCGACTTCGTGGATCTGGCCCATGGCGAGGGTGTCGAGCAGGAAATCATCATCGGGAGCGGCGAAGGTGTCAGCCTTTACCATTCCGATGATAAACCTCCTCTGGTCACTCCCAAAACGGAGCCCAAAGAGGCCCCCAAGCCCGAAAACAAACCCAAGGAAGATCCGAAGCCGGAGGACAAGCCCAAGAATGACGAGACCGTTCAGGACGTTGTCGACAGTATGACTGAAAAGCAGCGGACCGTCATGTACGCCCTCATCGCCGCTACTGCGGAGGAGCTGGGGGCTTCCAAAAAGGGGGACGACGATGACGACCCCGACAAAACTGATAAAACCAAAGGAGGAGACAACACCATGAAGCACAATGTTTTCGACAAGGAAGAGACTCGGGAGACCACGTTGAGCCATGCCGTTCAGGGTGAGATTCTGGGCCTGGCCAAGCAGAACAATGTCGGCAGCCTGCGGACTGCTCTCGCTATCTACGCCGATGAGGCCGCTGCCAACGGGGATGAGGCGCTTCAGCACGGCATCGACAACATTGAGAGCCTGTTCCCCGACTACAAGGACATCCGCTCCGGCGCTCCTGAGCTGCTCACCCGCGATCAGGGCTGGGTCGACGTGGTCATGAAGAAGGTCCGCAAGACCCCCATCAGCCGTATCCGTACCCGCCAGATGGACGCCCGCAATGAGCGTGCCCGCGGTCATGGCTACCAGAAGGGTAAGCGCAAGACTCCCGCCGGCAACATGAACATGATTAGCCGGACCACCGACCCCCAGACCGTGTACTGCATCGACTCTCTGCACCGTGATGACATCGTCGACATCACCGATTTCGACGTGGTCGAGTACCAGTACGGGGTGATGAAGCAGAACCTCAACGAAGAGGTCGCCCTTGCGGTTATGGTCGGCGATGGCCGTGATGCCGGGGATGAGATGAAGATCTCTGAGGATCACATCCGCTCCATCTGGAACGACGATGACCTGTACACCATTCATTATGACGTGGATGTCGCTGCCGCCCGCAATGAGCTTCAGGGCTCCCGGACCGATATGAACTTCGGCGAGAACTTCATCTATGCCGAGGCCATCATCACCGCCGCCATGTACTCCCGTGAGAAGTACAAGGGTTCCGGCACGCCCGATCTCTTCTGCACGCCTCATCTGGTCAACGTGATGCTGCTGGCCCGCGACATGAACGGCCGCCGCATCTACGACTCCCGTACCGATCTGGCCGCTGCGCTGAATGTCGGTGCGATCCATACTGCCGAGCAGTTCGAGGGCCTGGTGCGCGAGGACGATGACGGCAACAGGCACAAGCTGTTGGGCATCTTCGTCAATCTGTCCGACTACACCATCGGCTCCACCAAGGGTGGCGAGATCAGCCGGTTCGATCAGTTCGACATCGACTTCAACCAGCACAAGTACCTCATCGAGACCCGGCTGTCCGGTGCTCTGACCCGGCTGTACTCCGCCATTGCGCTGGAGGAGCCCGTGAAGGCTGCCGTCGGGGCCTGATCTGAGGATTCAAAATGGCAAAGTTTTATGGATCGGTCGGCTATGCTGAAACTGTAAAGACAGCACCTGGCGTGTATGATGAGAAAATCGTTGAGTATCCGTACTACGGCGATTTGACTCGGAATACACGCCAGCTTCAGTCTTCGGAGACTCTCAATGATGACATCAATGTTGCAAATGAGATCAGCATAGTCGCCGATCCATTTGCCAGAGAGAATTTCCACAGAATGCGGTATGTCGTGTTTATGGGTGCAAAGTGGAAGATTTCCAAAGTGGAAGTCGGTTATCCCCGTTTGATCTTGACGATTGGAGGTCTCTACAATGAGCCGGAGAATTGAACTTCAGACAATTTTGGAGGGATTGCTTGGCTCTGAGAATGTGTACTTCCAACCTCCCGAGAACTTGAAGATGAAGTATGACTGCATCCGATATTCTCGGACTAAGATCAAGCCGGTTTTTGCCAACAACCATCCGTACACCCTTCACGACTGCTATCAGGTGATAGCCATCTATCGAAACCCGGATAGTGATCTTCCTCATAAGATCGCGCTTCTGCCGATGTGCTCTCACGATAGTCACTATACGGCAGAAAACCTACACCATGACGTATTCACACTCTATTACTGAATAAGGAGGAACCTTCAATGAAACTTCAGTGGGATAAAGTCGGCGAGCGCAAGTATGAAACTGGCGTTGACCACGGCGTACTCTTCCCCATGGGTAAGAGCGGCGTCTATGACCCCGGCGTTGCTTGGAGCGGCCTGACCGCTATCAATGAGAACCCCTCCGGCGGCGAGGCTAACCCTTTCTATGCCGACAACATCAAGTACCTGAATATCATGGCCGCCGAGGACTTTGGTTTCGGCATTGAGGCCTATACCTATCCCGACGAGTGGGAAGCATGCGACGGCTCCGTCGAGATTGCCCCCGGCCTTACTGCGGGTCAGCAGACCCGTAAGGTCTTTGGCCTGGCCTATCGCACTCTGATCGGCAACGACACGGAGGGACAGGACCACGGCTACAAGATCCACCTGGTCTACGGCGCCCAGGCGTCTCCCTCTCAGCGCAATCATGGTACCGTGAACGAGAGTCCCGAGCCCACCGCTATGAGCTGGGATGCTACTACCACTCCTGTGGAAGTGCCCGGCGCCAAGCCCGCTGCACACTTGGTGATTAACTCCACCAAGACCTCTGCTGAGGTGATGGCCGCTCTGGAGGCAATCCTGTATGGTACCGAGGAGAATGAGTCTCGTCTGCCGATGCCCAAAGAGCTTGTTGAGCTGATGAAGGGTACAGCTGCTGCCGGTTAATTCAAGCCGATCTACTGGCCATATGACCTGCGAAGCGGGGCTCTCTAACCGAGGGCTCCGCTTCCTTTAATTTTTGAAAGGAGAAAACTTACCATGCTGAAACGCACCATGACTTATACCGACTACAACGGTCTTTCCCGTACCGAGGATTTCTACTTCAACCTGACCCAGGCCGAGGTGACCGAGATGGAACTCTCCGTCGACGGCGGCCTCGTCGAGATGATTAACCGCATCGTCGCTGCAAAGGACGGCAAGCAGATCATCGCCCTGTTCAAGGACATCGTTCTGCGTGCCTATGGCGAGAAGTCCCCTGATGGGCGGCGGTTTGTCAAGAACCAGGAGATCCGGGATGCCTTCGCCCAGACTGAGGCATACAGCGACCTGTTCATGGAGCTGGCGACTGATGCGCAGAAGGCGGCCGAGTTCGTCAATGGCATCGTTCCCGTCCAGAAGCCCGCGGCTTCTGATGCGCCCAAGGCTCCTGTTACCCCTCTTGGGGCTCAGACCTGAAAATAAGTGGGGGCGACCGGAGATGCTGAAAATCGTAGTACCTGCCACACAGATAGGGGAAGAGTTTGACGAAGCAAAAAGCGAATTTATCCCCATCATGACGAAAGAGCAGACGCTCCAGTTGGAGCATTCTCTGGTCTCCCTTTCAAAATGGGAGGCAAAGTGGCGTAAGCCTTTCCTTTCCAAAGAGAAAAGGACCGCAGAGGAGTCCATCGACTATGTTCGGTGCATGACACTGACACAGAATGTGGACCCCAATGTTTATAAAGCGCTTACCACGCAGCTTCTCGCTGAGGTGTCTGCTTACATCGATGCGTCTATGACTGCTACAACTTTCCCGAAACGGGGAAATAGGGCCGCAAGCAGTGAGTATGTCACATCGGAGATCATCTATTATTGGATGGTCTCGTATCAAATCCCCTTCGAGTGTCAGAAGTGGCATTTGAGTCGTCTTCTTACCCTTATCAATGTCTGCAATGTAAAGAATGCACCGCAGAAGAAGATGAGTCGGCAAGAAATCATTGCTCGAAATCGCGCCCTTAACGCCGCCCGGAGAAAGAAACTGAATACGAGAGGGTGATAAGGATGCCTCTGATTGGAACAACAAATGAGGAAAAAATTTGGAATTACCTGAAATCAAAGGGTCTTTCCGATTATGGTGTTGCTGGCCTGATGGGCAATCTCTATGCCGAGTCTGGCCTGCGCCCGAATAATCTCCAAAACACCTATGAAGGAAAGTTTGGTATGGCTGATGCCGAGTACACCGAACTGGTGGACAAGGGACGCTATACCAACTTCGTTCGAGACAGCGCCGGATATGGTCTGGCTCAGTGGACTTATTGGAGTCGCAAAGAGGCCCTGTTGGCCTATGCCAAGGCTTCTAAGAAGTCTATTGGTGATTTGGAGATGCAGCTTGATTTTTTGCTGAAGGAACTTTCCAGCTATGGCCTCCTCGGCAGACTCAAAACCGTGTCGACCGTACTCGAAGCTTCCAATATCGTTCTGCTGGAGTTTGAAAAACCGGCAAGTATGAACACAGCCGCAACACAGGTCAAAAGGGCCGAGTATGGCCAGAAGTATTTCGACAAGTACGCAAAGAAAGGAAGTGTCAGCTCTATGGGATTCTCCAACAGCCCCCTGGCTACGGTAAGGATGATTTCTCCGAACCGGACGCCCAATCGGAACCACGCTATCGACACTATCACCATCCACTGCTTTGTCGGCCAGGTGACCGCCAAGCGGGGGTGCGAGGTGTTCCAGCCCAGCAGCAAGGGGGCGTCCTGCAACTACGTTGTGGGTTATGACGGCTCCATCGGCCTGTGTGTCGAGGAGAAGGACCGCTCCTGGTGTACCGGGGGCTATGACAAGAATGGCAATCCCATCCGGGTCAACGGGGTTTCCGGCAAGTCCAACGACTACCAGGCCGTTACCATCGAGGTGGCCAGCGATACCAAGCACCCCTACGCCATCACCGAGAAGGCCATGGCCGCGCTGATCGAGCTGTGTACCGACATCTGCCGGCGCAACGGCATCAAGAAACTGCTGTGGTCCGGTGACAAGAACCTGGTGGGCAACCCCGCCAAGCAGAACCTCACGGTTCACCGCTGGTTCGCCAACAAGGCGTGCCCCGGCGACTACATCTACCAGCGGCTCGGCGACATCGCCGCGAAGGTGAATGCCAAGTTGGGCGTTACTCCTCCGGCCGAAACTAAGCCGGTGAGTACGGTTCCATACAAGGTTCGCATCACTGCAACCGATCTGCGAATCCGAAAGGGTCCGGGTACCAATACGGATATTGTCCAGAAAGCCATCAAGCCCGGTGTCTACACCATCGTCAGTGAGGCAACCGGACAGGGCGCTATCCTCTGGGGTAAGCTCAAATCCGGCATTGGCTGGGTGTCCCTCGATTACTGCAAGAAGCTGTCGTAAAGGAGCAACCGTATGATTACGTTCAGACAAAAGGGCGACTTCTCTCACCTGACCAAATTCTTAGAAAGAGCAAAAGAGGTTGTGCGCCTCGGTGATCTCGATAAGTACGGTCGCGCTGGAGTGGCCGCCCTTGCGTCTGCGACACCTGTCGACTCCGGATTGACGGCGAGTTCGTGGTATTACGAGATCACAAACAAAAACGGGACGGCGACGATTTCGTTCCGTAACTCCAACATTCAAAATGGAGTTCCCATTGCCATCATCCTGCAATATGGACATGGCACCGGAACAGGCGGCTGGGTAGAAGGGCGAGATTACATCAACCCCGCTATCCAGCCTATTTTTGACCAAATTGCGAATGACGCATGGAAGGAGGTTGAACGGTTATGAGCAGGACAGTCGATGAGAGAGTCGTAGAAATGCGATTTGATAACAAGCAGTTTGAATCCGGTGTGCAAACGAGTTTGTCAACTCTGGAGAAGCTCAAGAGAGGCTTAGATCTGGATGGGGCCGCGAAAGGCTTTGACCAACTCAGCACGGCTGCTAAGAAATGCGATATGTCCGCAATCGGGCGCTCTGTCGAGACTGTACAAGCAAAATTCTCGGCATTTGAAGTCGTAGCTATGACTGCTCTCTCCAACATCACCAATTCTGCGGTGAATGCTGGTAAGCGTCT